GAGAACTACTTGGCAGACTACAGACTGCTTATGAAAACTTACCTAAGTGGATGCAACAGGGTATCTTATCCTGGAACAAAGGATCAATGGAGTTAGAGAATGGATCAAAGATATTGGCAGCTTCTACATCTGCAAGTGCTGTCCGAGGCATGTCATTCAATATCATTTTCCTCGATGAGTTCGCCTTTGTCCCAAATCATATCGCAGAAGCGTTCTTTAGTTCTGTTTACCCTACTATTACTTCTGGTAAGTCAACGAAAGTCATAATGGTATCTACCCCCTGTGGTATGAATCATTTCTATAGGTACTGGCATGATGCACAAAGAGGTAAGAATGAATACACTGCTACTGAAGTCCACTGGTCAGAAGTACCTGGTAGGGATGCTAAGTGGAAGGAACAGACTATTAAGAACACATCTGAACAACAGTTTAAGGTTGAGTTTGAATGTGAGTTCTTAGGATCTGTTGACACTCTTATTAGTGTAACTAAATTAAGAAACCTTGTCTTTGAGGATCCAATACAAAACAATGGAAAGGGTTTGGTAATATACGAGAACCCCGTAAAAGGGAACGATTATATTATTACGGTTGATACTGCGAGGGGGATTGATCATGATTACTCGTGTTTCATTGTATTTGACATTACCTCATTTCCACATAAGACGGTAGCGAGGTATAGGAATAATGAAGTTAAACCTATGCTGTTTCCTAACATTATAATGGATGTTGCCAATGCTTACAACCAAGCATATGTTTTAATTGAGATTAATGACATAGGAGAACAGGTAGCAACTATTATGAATTATGATTTAGAATATGAAAACCTTCTTATGTGTGCTGCTAGAGGGAGGAATGGTCAGCAAGTAGGATCAGGATTCTCTGGTACTAAAACACAAATGGGTGTCAGAATGACACAAACAGTTAAAAAATTAGGTTGTTCTAATTTGAAAACTTTAATGGAAGATGATAAGATAGAAACACATGACTATGATATTATCGCAGAACTAACAACCTTTGTACAGAAAAAACAATCATGGGAGGCAGAAGATGGTTGCCATGATGACCTTGCAATGTGTCTTGTTATATTTGCGTGGTTAGTAGCACAAGACTACTTCAAGGAAATGACTGATACGGATGTGCGAAAGCGTATCTATGAGGAACAGAAGAATCAGATAGAACAGGATATGGCTCCGTTTGGTTTTATATTGGACGGTATAGATGATGAAGATGAATTTGTAGATGATGAAGGTGACAAATGGGCAAAGGTTGATGAATATGGGGATCGGTCATATATGTGGGAGTACAAGTAATGCAATCTTTTTATTATCTTTATATAATACAATTTGAGACTGGTCAATTTTACATTGGTTGTCGTAAATCAAGAGTTCCAGCAGCAGAAGATACAGACTACTGGGGATCTCCTGGAAAATTAAATAAACATTTGTGGGATTTAAAGAAAGAAAAACATATTCTTTTTGAAAGCACGGATATTTCTTATAAAGAGTTAACTGATAAAGAAAAAGTTTTTATTGGTGAAGCTTGGAAGAAGTATGGAAAAGAAAAATGTATTAATAAAAACATAGGAGGGAATATAGATCCTCAAGTTATTTCTAAAATTTCTAAGGAAAGATATGCTGATGGGAGAAATGCACTTGCCAATCTTACAAAAGAAGAAAGAATTGCCAATCAATTAAAGGGAGCAAGAACAAAGTCAATAGATTTTGAAGTAAGAGATCCGAATGGAAAAATTTGGAAAGATAAAGGAATCTACCCATTTGCTAAAAGACATGGTTTAAATGGAGCTAATCTTTGGGAATTAATTAGAGGAACTAGACAACCAAATGGATATAAAGGATGGACAAAGGTATGAGAGTTGTTATTGTTAGTGGTGGATTTGATCCTATCCACAGTGGACACATTGAACACTTTAAAGAAGCAAAGAAATTGGGAGATATCCTTATAGTAGGATTGAACTCTGATGAATGGCTAACTAGAAAGAAGGGTAAACCATTTATGCCCATAGAAGAAAGGATGGCAGTCATTCGAGAATTGAGAATGGTTGATAGTGCTGTAGCATTTAATGATGATAATAATAGTTCTATTGATCTTATTAAAAAGACTCTGGTACTATTTGATGATGTCTTATTTGCTAATGGTGGAGATAGGACACAGGATAATATACCTGAGATTGACGAGTTTGATAAAGACCCTAGAGTACAGTTTGCATTTGGGGTTGGTGGAACACACAAGCAAAATTCTAGCAGTTGGATCTTAAAACAATGGAACTCAACGACCAAAACATAATAACAGTCTTAGAAGAACTGTTACCATACATCGAAGCAGATGGTGGGTCTTTACAGTATGTTGAAACTGAAGATGGTTATGTTAAAGTAAGACTTGGTGGTGCATGTGAGACATGTGCTATGAGTGTTATGACTTTGAAACAAGGTATTGAAAAGAAATTGATGATGGAGATACCAGATGTAAAAGGTGTTATACAAGTACTATAATGGACTTAGAATCACAATTTGATCATGGCGAGTTATTACTGAGTGAAAGAAGATGTAGAGTCTGTGGTAGTGTCAAGAATTTAATAGAAGGATTTTATATAACACATAAGAAAAGTACACACCTACCATCATCATATTCTTATGAGTGTAAAGAATGCACAGTTAAGAGAGTAATATCTAGTAGGAAAAGAAAGAAATATGAGGATGGTATTAAGGATGGAGATTTTTATGAAGAACCTGTTGGACATGATTATATCTATCCTGATTGGTAATGTTCACGCACTGTTTCCCCATTCAAAGCACTGTAAATAATAAATAATCATATAATAAAAATGATCTATAGGGGTTAAAATAAGATGCCACTAAATCTCGCATCTCCTGGTATAGTTGTAAGGGAAGTTGACCTGACCAACGGTAGAGTCGATGCTACATCGACAAAAACTGGTGGACTAGCAGCACCGTTTGCAAAAGGACCAGTAGAGAGTCCTCAGCTCATAGAGACAGAAGCGGATCTTCTGGACACCTATGGACAACCGTATCCTAAGGATAATCACTACGAGTACTGGTTAACTGCTTCATCCTTCCTTGCCTATGGTGGGGTTATGAGGGTGGTTCGTGCAGATGACGAAGAACTTAAAAATGGTTTTGTTGGTGCTGCAAATAGCGTAAAAATAAAAAGTCCTGATGATTACACTAACAGTGGGTATTCTGAGAATACTATTGCTGGTGTTGTATATGCTGCCAAGAACCCAGGTTCATGGTCAAATGGAATTAAGGTTGCAACAATAGATGGTTTCGGTGATCAGGTATTGACTGGTATCGTTACTACTAATGTATTAGGTTATGGTTCTACAACTATTCCAATTGATCCTATAGATCTTAAGGTTGGTTATGCTGTAACACAAACAGTTCCTGCAAACACAGTTGTTGCTGGTGCTGGTGCTACTAGTGTTCTTGATGGATACTTTAAAGGACAGATTGTTGAAGTAGGAACTGCTTCAATTACTGTTAAGATGATCTCTCATGTATCTGGTGCAGGTACTGAAACTGCTGTTGATTATCAGCAAGCAGGTACTTATCAGTTCTCTGAAACAGGTAACCTTGGTATTCATACTGGTGAAATAAGAAGATATGGTAGTTGGAGAGGACTTGCAGCAGGAACTTATAGTGGTCTAACCACATATAGTAGTTCTGCAGATTGGTTCGATCAACAACAAATTACACTTAATAGTGGTTTAAAAATTAAGTGGAATTCAATTGCTGACAAACCTGGAACTTCTGCATATGCTGAAGAAAGAAACGCTAGATTTGATGAACTACATGTTGTAGTTTATGATGACAGTGGTAAAATCACAGGAAACTCTGGTTCAGTACTAGAAAAATTCACCAATTTATCTAAAGCGAAAGATGCTCAGTATTCTGCTGGTTCATCTTCTTACTGGAGAAAAGTAATCGAAGTTGGTTCTGCCAATTTATTTGCTGGTGGAGCTCCTGTTGGTATTACAACTACAGGATTCTCTGACGATCTTTGGGATGTATTTGGAGATGGTGGATGGGATCAAGATGCTGAAAATGTTACTTTCAGTTCTGTTGGTAACTATGTCGGTACACTTGCTGGTGGTAAGAACTACAATGGTGTCACAGATATTAATGCTACTAATGCATTGAATCTAGATATCGGTGCTCTTTCAGAAGCATATGATTATCTTAAGAACCCAGAAGAAATAGATGTTGACTTCTTACTCCAAGGTTGTTCAAACCACGGAAAGAATGAAACACAAGCATTGGGTAATAAACTAATTGAAATTGCAGAGTTCAGAAAGGATGCTATTGCATTCCTATCACCTTGGAGAGGATGCTTCCTAAGTGCCTCTGGAGATGGTGAATCACTTCAATTGAAGACTGACACTGTAACTGACAATTTAGTTAGTTACTACTCACCAATCACATCAAGTTCATATGCTGTTCTTGATAGTGGTTACAAGTACATGTATGACAGATTCAATCAGCAATTCCGTTACATTCCAATGAACGGAGATATCGCTGGTACATGTGCTAGAAACGATATTAATAACTTCCCTTGGTTCTCACCAGGTGGAACTGCAAGAGGTGCGATTCTTAACGCAGTTAAGTTAGCATACACACCTAACAAAGTACATAGAGATAAACTGTACTCTAACAGAATTAATCCAATCATCACATCTCCTGGAGCAGGTATTATCCTCTTCGGTGATAAGACTGGATTGGGTAGGTCTTCTGCCTTTGACAGAATAAATGTTCGTAGATTGTTTATCTTCTTAGAGAAGGCAATCGCTGCTGCTGCTAAGGACATCTTATTTGAATTCAACGATGAGATCACAAGGATCAACTTTATCAATATTGTTGAACCATTCCTCCGTGATGTACAGTCCAAGCGTGGTATTCAAGACTTCATCGTAATATGCGATGAGACTAACAATACCCCTGCTATTATTGACAGTAACGAATTCGTTGCTGATGTTTACATCAAACCAGCAAGATCTATTAACTTCATTGGTCTAACATTTGTTGCTACACGCACAGGTGTTTCCTTTGATGAAGTTATCGGTAAGGTCTAATTTATTAACCCACCTTAGGTAAAAGACTAATGGCAATCAATTCCGCAAACCCACCAAAGACTTCGGAAAGGACTATCGACAAATTTAAGTCGAGGTTAACGGGTGGTATTGCAAGACCTAATCTGTTTGAGGTGGTTCTTGCATTTCCAGATGGCACAGTAGATGAGTCAGTAAGTGACATTGATCCTAAATCTAGGTTCCTTGTTAAAGCTGCTGCACTTCCAGCATCAAACATTGCTCCAATAAGTGTACCTTTTAGAGGTCGTCAACTTAAGATTGCAGGAGACAGGACATTCGATGAATGGACAATCACTGTAATCAACGACACTGACTTTGCTATCAGAGGTTCCTTTGAGAGATGGATGAACTCCATGTCCAAAGTATCTGACAATGCAGGTAATATTAACCCTGAAGATTATACTAAAGATGCATATGTATACCAGCTTGGAAGAGCAGGTGTTGATGCAGGTTCTCAATCTTCACAAGCAAATATGCCAATCCTTAGAACTTATAAGTTCTATAGTGTATTCCCAACAAATGTTTCTCAGATTGATCTATCATATGATTCATCTGACGCAGTTGAAGAGTTTACTGTAACCTTACAGGTTCAGTGGTGGGAAGCAGATGGACAAGGTGGTGCTGTAGGTTAACCTTTTTTGCCATACTAAATAGAAGGGTATCAAGGTATCTTTCTATAAAATGGCACGGTTGTTTGGTTTTAAAATTGAGGATAAAGATGATCTCCCTAAGGGAGTGGTATCCCCCGTTCCGCAGACAGGCGAGGACGGGGTTGATTATTATATACAGTCTGGTTTTTCTAGTCAAGTCATAGATCTTGAAGGGATCTATAAGAATGAGCATCAAGCTATTAGAAAATATAGAGAGATGGCACTCCACCCTGAGGTGGATAATGCAGTAGAAGATATTGTTAATGAAGCAATTGTATCAGATACCAATGATTCTCCAGTAGAAATAGATCTTGATAATCTTAATGCATCTGATGGTATTAAGGATAAAATTAGAGAAGAGTTTAGGCATATTAAAGATCTATTAGATTTTGATTCCAAAGCACATGAGATTTTTAGAAATTGGTATGTAGATGGTAGGGTTTATTATAATAAAGTAATTGATGTTAAAAAACCTCAGGATGGTATACAGGAATTAAGGTATATCGATCCTATGAAGATGCGGTATATTCGTAAAGAACAAAAGAAGAAAGATGATAAAGGCAATATATTTAATACAGCAAATGTACATGAATCAGAGAAGGTATATTTTCCAAAAATAGAGGAGTACTTTATGTACACTCCTGAACCACGGTATCCTACTAACATGGCAATGGGTGGTGCAGGTACTTCAATGTCGGGGGTTAAACTTGCAAAAGATTCGATTACATATTGCACTTCTGGTCTTGTCGATAGGAATAAGGGTACAGTCTTATCGTATCTCCAAAAAGCAATTAAGTCACTCAATCAACTTAGAATGATTGAGGATAGTCT